CGGACTACAACAGTATTCGATGCGTGCTCTGGTGGCCTCCGCTGGTATGGACCAGCACGACCGGGGGTGGACTCAGAATGGATCAGTTCCTGTGGCGTTGCTCTAGATGAGCTTCCAAAGGAATTGACAGAGTCCGCCCTCGCAGAGCGGTGGGGATCTTGGAGTAAGAAGATGGGGGAGGAGGACGGCAAATGTGCCACCTCCCCTCTGTCTCTCGCCTTAAGCTTCGTTCGTTCGCTTCACGACGTCCTGTGTGACTCGGATGCAACGTTCGAAAAGGCTCTTACCCCTGACTCGTACAATGGCTTCTTTGTACTGTTCGCCCAGGCCAATGATATGGCCCAGATGGTGAAGTGGATGAAGTACTTAACAGCTCTCCCCCTGGCTAGGTGGCTCCGTCAGGAGTTGCCTGAGGTTCCAGAGGGGCTGAGTGAAGCCAGTGGTTCAAATTTTTGGTTTCCCCTGTCTGGGGGTGCTCGACGACACTTCAGGAACCTGCTTGCAAGCAGGACCTCCAATCAACGTGCCGGTCGAGTGATGTGGGGTTTACTCCAGGGTGTTAAGCGTGGCTGTGCCACTGTTCCTGCTTCCTTCGTATCGAAGACGATGACGAAGCACAGGGAATCATTAACCCAGGAATTGCCTTTATTACCACCAGACAAGGAGGAGAAGTTCCGTTTAAAGTTCAGGGATCTCTGGTTTCCTGAACCTCGGACTCGCTCCTTCGGGGACAAGAAGTTTCGCGTATTTCGGGGTTGCAACCCCCCTCGTCGGACGGCTAATCCAGGCTTCAATGCTTGTTACGAGAGCCGTCGCAGTGACGGTGGAAAGGCTGGTTACGCTCAACAACAAGTAATGAGCGAGTTGGACCTGGCAGACTCCCCCTTTAGGCACGATAGCCGAAGAGAGGTGGAGCCGACCTTGCACCCTCGGGATTTCTCTCCGGATCGAGATCCCGCGAAGCGAGGCAGACAGCTTGTCAGGCCTGAGCATCTTCTGTGGAGCATGTGGGAGATCCACCCGGGTAGGGTGAAGACCTCCTATGTTGATGCAGAGATGTTACCAGCCGCCACCAGTTCCTGGGTGACGAGGAGAGCCGACCAATGGCTCGAGCGAAACGGTGGGGTTTGTCGCGCACGTGTTGCTGAGGTACTCGAACCTCTTAAGTGCCGACTAATTACCAAAGGGAGTGGCTTGCCGTACTGGGCTGCGATGCCCGCTCAGAAGTTGATGTGGAAACACTTGCAACGTTTTCCACAGTTTGCTCTGACGGGTGCACCACTGGATGGTAGTCACATAGAGGGAATGCTTCGGCATGAAGAGAAACTGGATTTGGGCTTTGACAAATGGGTGTC